AGTTAGACTTATGATTAACGCCTATGCTAGGAACACAGGTGCTACTGGTATTCTTACACATAAGTTAGAGGAAGCTAGTGCAACTATTCCTGTTTCCTTCTTTAATGTAGTGAGACTTCATTAGTGACTACTGCACACATCTTTATCGGCTCTACTCCTTATGGTCAGGATGCAGAGTTTCAGATGGCATTAGAATACTCAATACGTAAGCACACGTCTATTCCAGTAGAAATACATTGGATGATTGCTAATAATGATCCTAAGTCATCATGGTCTGGATGGGATAGGTCACAGTGGTACACGCCCTTTACAGGATTCCGCTGGGCTATTCCAGAGGTTGCTGCAGGAATGGGATTAGACCAAGCGATCTTTATGGACCATGACTTTATTATCCAGCATGACATTGCACACCTGTGGAATCAGCCGTTTCAAGAAGGTAAACTACTAATGGGTAAGGGTGGATCGTCAACTGGTAGATTCTGTATGATGAAAATGAATGTGCCAGAAATTCTTCCTTACCTACCTACACTTGAACTAATGAAAAAGATTCCAGAGTCTGCGACTATTTGTACCAACTGGTTCTCTGGCCACTTTAATAGAATGTGCCAGCAGTTCAAAGGTACCTGGAATACAATTGACGGTGAAGGACTGAACCATGAAGACATTTATGGATATCACTTCTCAGACGTACGTACACAGCCACACTTAGCTACTGCTATTGCCCGAATGGAAAAACATGGTATTACCCACTGGGCAAAGATCAGCGAACCTGGTTTAAATCCTAAAGACGGTAAGGATTCAGAAGGATTTAAGTTGTTTTATAAATACTATAATGAAGCTGTACAAAACCAGGATATACCTTTATGACTTTAGTTAGAACATTTTTAGCAAGTAGCGGCGTCCTTTCAATGGGACCATCTCAAGACTCAGACCGCAGCCTTTCCAAAAATATTGGCACTGCAGCGGATGGTACTGGTAAACCTGCTCAAGATATTAAAATGAGCGACTACTACGAGACAGTAGTTGACACTGATAATAATGTTCAGGTACTTGATGGTGGTAATCCTGTCTCAATAAGTGATTTTAGAAACAAAACAGGTAGACTAACAGAAGAAGTTAACAATACTGTTATAGACAATCGCAACTCTAAAATAATTAGCAGTTATAGCAGTCCTAGATATATTAACAGATCGACTTGTAAACAAACAAAAGGTGGCTGTGCTACTGGTACTAGACGTACAACTAGGATTTTTAACGGATACGTAACTCGTTATAATACTACTTTTAGAAGTACAACTCAAACTACTATTGATACAGTAAAAGATCTAGTTCCAATTAAACAAATTATTAGACAATTTTTAGCGAATTTATTTAATTAATATGAAACCTCTTAGAATTGATTATCAGTCTTTTGATATTTTAGCAGAAGCATCTCGTATCGGGTTAAGTGCTACACTTAATCTTACACCAAAGAGGCATTTAGATTTTATAAAATTTGAATCTTTGTTATACGACCAATCACATATTCCGTTAAAATTTGATACTATGATAACTCTACAAGGTTATTATCCTGATAGTTTAACATACACTAATATTGGCAACTATGTTCAGGTTGCTTCTAATTGTGCAGAATTTAATGTTAGATACATAGAATCAGTATTGAGCGATATAGAAATTGTAGAAGACTATGACTCTAAAATTCTTTTTAACCAAGATAAATATAATTCTGAAATACTAGATACAGAATTAGAGCTAGGTCCGGTATTTTTTACTCCAGGCTCTAATCTAAATATGGCAGTTAACATTAGTAAACTGGATGAGTATATGAATCTATATGATGATATGCTTATTAAACCACACCCATTATTTGAAGATCAAGACATTCATGATCTTTCATTAAGGTACGGATATGATCGTATTATTGAAAAAGAAATATCTGCAGAAGACGTAATACAAGCATGTTCGAAAGTTTACTATTGTGATAATAGTGAAATCGGCCTTAGAGCTATGCTTCTTAATAAACCTACTGATCATATGAATGATCTGGAAAATGCATCGTCAACTACATATTTTCACTTATATCATTTATTAAGAAAATCTCCGGATGAGACTAAAGCAGTATTAGCATATAACTTTTTATCTAATCATCTTTTTGGTTATTTTAATATAGATATGTCCGAGGACGTTTTATCTACACAAATAGAAGAATATTTGCACAGGGTCGAAGATCTTCGTCAGCATTTAAAACCTAGAATTAGGGGATATGATCTTAAATCCATATCTAAACAAAATAACTGTAATTGCAAGGACTAAACAGATGTTCGAAGTCACCGAGAAAATCTTAAACAGTAAATTAAATCAGCATAAAAAGTGGCTGTCTGGTGAAGAAGAAGGATATAATATTGTCTTGACTTCTTGTCTAATTCAGAACTACGATTTTAAAGATCGTGATCTGAGTAAAGGTTCATTTGTAGACTGTGAGTTTATTAACTGTAACTTCTCTAAAGCGAATCTTGAACAGGCTGAATTTACAGATTCTAAGCTTACTGAGTGTAACTTTAGAAATAATTTTTCTAATTTTATTTCATTTAGTAATTCTAATCTAGTCGGTTGTGCTTTCATTTCTTCGACCTTATCTAATTTAAACTTTGAATCTTCTACGTTTAAAGACTGTGACTTTAACGATGCTAAACTAGGAGGTGGTCGGTTCCAAGCCTGTAATCTACAAGGACATGACTTTAGCGGTTGTGATCTTAGAGATGCAAACTTTTATGGTTCTAATTTAACAGATGTAAACTTTACAGGAGCTCAGTTAAAGCAAGCTTCGTTTATTGCTGCAAACTGTACCAATGCAAACTTTACTGATACTATTGTGTACAAAACCAACTTCATGAAATCAAATCTCACAGGTGCAAATCTTACCAATATTAATGTGGATGCTACTGTAGGAAATGGATCAGAGATTAAATCCTTACAGTCTGGCGGTCGCTATGTGACATGGACTTCTGACTATGTTTGGGTTGATTGCATGAAAGGACCAATTAAACCCTTCTTAACATTTAAAGCTGCTGATCTAGCTCCACTCTTAAAAATCCTTGATCAAAACGGAGAAAGACTTCAGACAGAGCGTGAGTCTCCGTATTATAAAGATAAAGAAGCATTGTCAAGTGATAGCATGGAATGGGTTGAAAATTACAGCGCATCAGCTATTGCATTCGTTAAAAAGAATTTAGCTACCAAAACTACGCAATAAAGGTTTACAAGACCTTTTATATGTGATATATTATACTTCTAACATGAGGAGTTTACACTATGGCTACACTTAAAACCAAACTACGCAAGAAGCACTTTGATACTAAGTTTCGAAAAAAGAAAGCTCTAGATAACTTGGCCGCCTTTGATTTGGAATATGCTCATAACCATGACATTAGTGAGATTATGTCTGGCAATGAAGCTTATCAGGAGTTTCTCTACGAGAAAAATAATGGATATTGAATATAAAATCCTAAGCCGAAAACGTTTCTGTGACATGGTTGAAGAGTATATCTATATGAAAGATGTACCTTATATGGAAGCTGTCATTGATTTGATGAGCGAACATGAGATTGAACCAGAACGCGTACCTAATTTAATTAATATATCGATTAAGGATAAGATTGAAGCTGAGGCTCGCGATCTTAATTTCTTAGAACAAATTAACAAGTTGCCAATATGAAAAGATTGAGAAATTTTATGTTACGTCTAATTGGAATGTATATTCCGTTCGTAATAGTCTTCCTTGGAATTGCTGGATGTAGCTATATTTACAAGGATGAACTGTTCGGTCGGTTTGGATCACAAGAAGAAATTATCGAAGAAGCACCAATCGAAGAAGTGCCAGTCGAAGAGGTCACACCTATTGAAAAGGAGACAGTCGATGCCGTGGAGATGGAATCCAAAGAAGAACCATTATCAACAGATGGACTCCCCGCAATCAACGAGTGCTTCTGCCCAGAGCGAAGCGCTGGAAACTTGGAAAACTAAGCAGGCAGTAAAAGCCAATAGCTTTTATGAATATTTACGAAGTGTTTCTTCTTACCCATTGGGATACGGTTCTGAGGAAGGTAACATTGCCGTTACTGCTTATCCTCCACTTAAGCCTATGGAGGTTCAGGAAGGTTCAATTACTTTTCCTGAAAAATAAAGGTTTACAAACACAAAACAATATGCTATAATACAAACTTCATATTACGATATACAAGGACATAAAAAATATGACACTCGCATCACTTAAAAGCTCCCGTAACTCTTCTATCGACAAACTGCTCAATGCTGCACAAAGCCTTAATGAGCCAGTAGAACGCAAAGGCCCAGATGAGCGTATTTGGAAACCTACGGTAGATAAGTCTGGTAACGGCTATGCGGTACTTCGATTCCTACCAGCACCTGAAGGCGAAGACCTTCCATTCGTACGGTACTGGGATCACTTCTTCCAAAATAAAAGCACTGGTCTTTACTACGTAGAGAAGTCTCTGACCACGCTGGGACAAAAAGATCCAGTCGGTGAAATGAACTCCAAGCTTTGGAATGCAGGTGGTGAGGGGTCTCCTGAGCGAGACCAGGCACGTGATCAGAAGCGTCGCCTCCACTACGTATCCAACATCTATGTTGTATCTGACAGTCAAGCACCAGAGAATGAAGGTAAAGTATTCCTTTACAAGTACGGTCAGAAAATCTATGAGAAGTTGATGCAAGCAATGCAGCCTGAATTTCCAGATGATGAGCCAGTAAACCCATTTGATATGTGGGAAGGTGCTGACTTTAAACTGAAGATTCGTAACGTTGGTGGCTGGCGTAACTATGATGCAGCACAGTTTGCATCACCTAGTGCTTTGGCTGATGATGATAAGCTGGATACAATTTACTCTCAGGTGCATTCACTTGCCGAGTTTACTGATCCTTCTAGCTTTAAGTCATATGAAGAGCTTAAGGTTCAGCTGAATAATGTATTGGGTGAAAATCCAGATATGTCTACACAGCAACGTGAAGACCTTTCTATGACAGCTGAATCAGCGCCAATGAAATCAGTTGAGGCTGTCACAGCGGTCTCAGAACCTAACCTGGGCAGCTCTGATGACGACGATGACACAATGTCATACTTCTCTAAGCTGGCTAACGAAGACTAATTACCAGCCTCCGCCACCTCCACTTTGTTGACGTGGTGTACCACCTATAATCGTAGCAGGGTCTTGGTTCAGATGAATGGTTTCTCCAGCAGATAGGCTACCGCCTGTCGTTCCCTGGACAACCACTGGACCAGGACCCTTTCCTGAATCCATAGGAATTGGTACAGGAACTACAGTAATGCCGGTACCAGCTCCGGCCATACCTTGTTGAATAGCAGGAATTTTGCTTTGTACGCTGCCAGACATTCCTGTATTATTCTGACCAAACAGTTTCCCAATAAATGGTATTGGAGCAGCACCTTCAAAACCAACAGGTTTGTTTCTTTGACCCTGTAAGAAGTTTTCTACTCCTTGTAATGCACCAGGCTTATATAATTCTGATTCGACGGTACCTTCAAATCCTTTTTGCCCGCGTTCATATCGGGCATTTTGCATTTGCATAATAGCCATGGCTTCTTCAATTACTCCACGAGAATACAGTTCCGGAGATTCTAAAACTTGCTGCGCTCCTCCAACTATAGTATTATCAGTAGTTTCAGTAGGGCGGAGTACTTGGAATGCGCCTTCAGTGACAATACCACCTCGGATTAAGTTTCTAGGATTGAGTAATGCTTTTCCTGCGCTTGCAGCAAGATTTCCTATCCTTTGCCCGAGTGTTACTTGAGGTTTTATTACATTTAGCTTTTGTTGAGTAGAAAATCTTTGCTGCGCCGCATTAGCCTGATTCAGGCGAGTTGCTGCGGTGCGCTGTTGATTTTGTAAATTTCTTGCCTCACCTAATCCTGCACTCCCAGCTCTTGGTCCAACACGTACAGATTTCTGGGCTGCATTAGCTTTAGCTCTTTGTCCAGAACCTTCAACAATATTACCTCTACCTCCTCCAGTTCCAAAAAGAGCTCTTCCGGCAAACCCCACAGTGGCGGTTGCTATTGTTCCAGCCAAGGCAGCAATTAGTGCAGGTCCTCCAAAGATAGCAGCTAAAGCAACACCTAGTCCGATAAGCATTGCTTTTCCGCCGTCAGTTTCCCATACCGTACCCAGTAAGGATGTAAAGACATTACCAGCGGCAGAGAATGTAGCACTTAGAATTTCTTTAAATCCGTCACTTTTAAAGAATGTTGCTATACCTTCACCTGCAGCTGTAATAAAATCTATAACAGCTGTACGTAGCTCATCATTCTGTAATACAAATGCGGTAAGAGCAAGTCCACCTAGAATCTTTGATATTAAGCCAATATTATTTTTAACTGCTCCGCCAACTCTTTTAGCTCCGTTGATAAATCCAGCAGCTCTATTTTGGCGTCTGGCTTCACGTCGTTGCTCTAGACTTTCTAGATTATCACCTTTTGACACTCTAAGAAATGCAGTAAATCGATTAGCCAAAGACATTACCGCTTTGGTAGTCTTTTCCTGCATCTCATTCTGGACCGTAAGGGTCTCATTGATATCAGCTAACGTTGTCATCGGGCGTTTCTCGCTTTCTGTTTATCGGCTTCTTCTTTTAGGTGATTGATCAACATAGCTAAATAAATCTCCCTCTCCCACGGCATCATATTCTCGATCTCTGTCAAAGAATATTTAAAATGATGTATCAGCTGGAAATTCGTTTCGTAGAAGTTAACCAGTGATTCATGAGAGAGGCTAATCAGAAAAAATCATCAGTCCCTTGAAGGTTAACGGTATTGTGTTCTTCACATGATGTACAAGCAAACTCAACCTTATGCTTGAGCTGTGGGATTGTGTCTACAAATTTCTTAATATCATTAAACTGTTTGGTGTTCAAAGAGTTGACGAAGTTATCAATCTCTTCAGGTGATTCGTCACTAAAAGAAATTCTTTCCTCTTCAGATAAGACTGCATCAATACACATCCCAATAGATTTAAAAGTAATCTCGGATAATGGAATATCTTCAGTTAAAATACCTGAACTAATTACATCTTTTACACTAGGGTATTTCATTTCTAAAGTATAAGTATCATCAAGCTCAATTGTCTTTGTTTTCTTTGGAACAGCAATTTTAATATCATCAAGGTTAACTGTGATATCATTAGGCTCTTCACATTTTTTACACTTAATCTTGACGTCAGATGTTTCACCTACTGACTTAGATCTAATTTGCAAAAATAGATATTCAATGTCAAATAGTGGAAGCTGACTAAACCGAATCTCTTCTTCCACACATGCATCAATTGTATCAATAATTGATTGCAAGATCATCTTACCATCTTGAGCTTCCATAGCAAGAAGTAAGACTTTTTCCTCTTTAATCAGAAATGGTCTAAATCGAATCTCTTCGCCTGTCGAAGGCACTTTAGTGCTATATTTGACAGTATTATTAAGTTTAGGTAAAGCCATTATATGGTCTCCATACTATTATAATTTTTCCCAATCAGTAAATGCTAATTGGACACTCAGTTGTGTGACCTGACCAGTAAGTCCGTCACTTAATTCAATCGGATTAATTGTAACAGGGAATGCACCTTTGAGCTTCACCCCATAGATAGACTTTTCGCTTTCTTTGTCAAGCTGTTCAATATTTACTTCACGTGAATACTCATTCTTGTATGAAAGCTCGTACGAGTCATTTTCGTTGTAAATATCGTTTTGCCATTCTTCAAAATATGTTTTCATAGTATAATCACCATCTAACAAGAACAGTAGGCTTACGTCGTCAAATACAAATCCGTATGGCATCTTCTGAGTAAGCATACCAATAGTACGAGGATTAGTAGTGATCTGACGACCAGGAAGATTGGTTGCCTGACAGAATACGTTGCCTTCTCTCATTCCAGGAATCGTAATCTTATAGCGATTAGGAAGCGCTGGACCTGAGCTAAAGGCACCTTTAAGATCTTCTATTGTAGCCATTACGCAGCAATCTTTCTTTTAGAGTCACGGTATACTTTTGTTAGTGATGCTTTCTCAAAATCAGCTGTCGGAAGAAATGTTGCGATTTCCCATTCTGGAGCATTAACTTTTGCCAATCTAGATCTAACGTGTGAAGTTAGATATCTTTTAAAGCAAGGCTGAAATGCTTTCATCTTAGAAGCTCTATTTAACATATCATACGATATTCTGAATCGAGTAGTATCATCATATTTTTTATTATTTATAGTGTCCAGCAAAGAATCTAATAGTTTAGCACGTAAATCTAAAGGAATATAATGCAGATTTAGTCCATAAAACCCTTTTGGTGCAGGTCCTACCATAATAGTAAGAGGAAACCTATCATAATATGGTAATGTGTCTTTGGTTTTAGGATCATAAAAGTACATAAACATGTCACCGACTCTAGGCCGGTTCTTAAGTGTTAATGCTTCGTCTTTAAGAAGACTAGATCTACTAGGCTTAAGTTGTTGTGCTTTCTTACGGAACCATGCTATGGACTCTCTAGACCTAGGCGTAATACCTGCCTTAAAAGCCTCGAGTTCTAACTTATCGAATAAGCTTGCCATTTATACCTTCATCCCCATATTCCTTAATGTGTCTTCTGTCCAGATTTGAAATTCCCAGCCACGGTCCAGACAGTGTTCTTGAGCTGCTTTCCACTTGCATTGATTACGAACATATTCTATAGATTCACTAATAAATCGTTTTGTTCTCTTCTTGCCCTTGGGCGGAGTAGTCTGCTTTTTAGGTTTAATCTCAACTAAGACGGTTCTGCCATCCTTTGTCTTGATTAATAAGTCTACAAAGTATCTATGCCATTTGTTGTCCACAGCACTCATATATGGCACCACAGTCTCCTCTGAGCACCATTGTTTTATTTGGGACTGGTTTTCACACCACATAAAAGCGAACTTTTCCCAATATGATCGATAAATAACCTTAGTATGGTCTCCCAAATACTTTTCAGGTTTCTTTACTTTATATCTGCCTTTGTAAGTCTTCATTGTCAGCCGTATAAATAATTTAAATTCATATATATTTATTTAGGAATAAAAATGGCTCTAGGCTTAAAATTCCCTCAAACACCAGATGAGAAGTATAAAGCTTCTGTAATGTTTTCTGCCACTAGTTCTAGTGGTGGTGGACAAGTAGCGGGAGGTCCGGCAGGAGTAGGCGCAGCCAGTGGAGCAGGTCCGGCCATCTTATATCTTCCAGAGGCTATTAGTTTCTCTGATGGTATTGTATATGATAATGCAAATCTAAACTTGGCTGGACTAGGTGCAGAGACGTTTGCTAATAAGACAACTGGTAAAAACATTACGGAAATTGTTAATAATCTTACGCAAGATCTTGAACAATTTTCAAGAGGCGGATCACTCGGTAATGCAGATGCATTCAAAAATTTTGTAGACAACAATGGTGCTGTAGTTGGAAATCTTTTACTTCAAACATTAGCTGCCGGTGAGGTTGCTGATGGGATTTCATCTGCTACCGGTATTACAGCCAATCCGCATAA